AGCAACGGTTCATCGTAGAAGGGCCCGCGCATGGCCGCAAGTTTATCGTGGCTAAGTTGAGGGATAACGATTACTTAGATTATAATGAATACAGCGCGACGTTAAACAACTTAGACCCTATAACACGTCAGCAACTACTATTAGGTAACTGGGACGCAATAGCAAGTGGCGGCTTCTTTAGGCGGCAGTGGTTTGATATCGTTAATGAAGCGCCAGCGTCTGCCTTTGCTGTAAGATACTGGGATATGGCAGCATCCCCTGAATCATTATCTAACCCCGATCCCGATTGGACGGCGGGCGTTAAGGTAGCAATACACGACGGCACGTACTATATTCTTGATATACAACGCACACGTGAAACACCGCAGCACGTAGAGCGTCTTATAAAGCAGACAGCGCAGTTAGATGGTCAACAAGTACCCGTTATAATTGAAGAAGAACCCGGGGCGTCAGGTAAACAAGTAACAGATTACTACCGTAGGACGGTATTGCCGGAGTATAATTTTAGGGGGCATAAACCGAGCGGCCCGAAAGAGACTAGGATCGGTATAGTATCGAGTCATGCGGAGGCGGGTAACGTGAAGCTGGTAGAAGGTAAATGGATAAACGCGTTCTTTGATGAGGCGGAAATATTCCCCGAAGGCGCACACGATGACCAGCTTGATGCGATAGCAGGGGCCACAGCGGTATTACAGGCGAAGGCACCACGTAAGCAGGTGCGGTGGGTATGACTAATCATAATCCTAGATTGATGGCTTGTGAAGAGGCGACATGGTTGGCGGCACTGATAGACGGGGAAGGGTGTTTTATTACGATCCAGGGTAGGACTATACTTTGTAAAGTAGAGATGTTGAATAACCCTATAATACTAAAATGCTTTCAGATTACAAGATGCGGAACGGTCAATAAGCGCGTAAAAAACGGAAAACGATTTTGGATGTGGCAATTAACCGCTACGTATGGGAAGCCGATAATAGAACAAGTATTTCCATATTTAATAGAAAAAAAAGAACAGGCAGAGATATTTATTAGGTGGCCGGCAGGAGCTCAGAGGTATAGAGTACCTGCTTACATATTAACCGAAAGAGAAAAATTAGTTAGCCGCATTAAATATCTAAATCATAGTGAACACCAGCACCAACCTAATTATGAATATGTACCTAAGCAATATTGTACAATGCAGGGGACATTATGACTAACTACCACCTATTATTGTTATCCAATACGGATAACTGGCGCGGGAGACTGGCCGGATTTAGGGGGGTTAAACTATGAGTGGTTATAGCTCCCCTACTTACGATTGTAATGGCCATACCTACGTTAGGGTGTCCTCAATCCTGGGCATCTTGGATAAAGGATACGGCCTCGCCAAGTGGAAAGATAACATCGTTAAGGCCAAACTATCAGATGATTATTATAAACTACTGAGTAAGGGCCACGAAATAGATATAGACCTATTATTAGATGCCGCCCTGCGTCAGCCTAATACCGTCCGCGATGCGCGTGGTACCCAGGGCACAAACATACACGACGCTTTAGAAGCCCTGCTCGATAAGGATAAAGACCAGGCAGGGTTTATGCCCCAGTATGCTACGCTCTTTGAGAATGCTCAACAATGGATACTAGACTCTAAGTTAGAACCGATACATATAGAGGCGCGGTTATGTTCACACGCACACGAATACGCGGGCACCTGCGACCTTATCGCATATCAGGAATACGAAGGGCGCAAGCAGGTTGTTATAGCCGACTTCAAGACCGGCTCGAGCGTGTACGACACCGCTACCCTACAACTCGCTGCATACGTTAACGCATGGGTAGAGATGAATAAAGATAACCCTGCTATGTGGCCGGAATTAGCTTACATAGTTCACGTTAATAGAGACACATACAAGTTTAAAGAAACTAAACATATGCATCGTTATAATACTACAACTAAACGATTCGAGATAGAAGAGGCGTTTGCGGTGTTTAAAGCGTTGAGGGCTTGCTATAAGTGGCGGAGTGGTAAGTAAAATAATGACAACATATTGCAATAGAACCAAACTGAAATTAAAAGTTAAGGAGTTACTTCCCGCTTGTAAATTTGGTTACTGCGTTTGTTACCTAGACGCAAAAATACAATATTGCTACGAGTGTGATGATTTTGGTTATGAATATGAAGGCGATATAAAATGAATATGTCTAAAACAGATATGGAATTAGTAATAGAACGGTTAGTTACTCGGGTAAATGAATTAGAGGCGCGCGTATCCCGGGTGGAATGGGGTCTACGTGAGGATACAGCATATAAACCAATAATAAACGCCTGGGGTTCGAGGGAGTAAAGAATGGATAGAGTAGATAACACGTTTAGAGCATCTAGAACGATTATTGTTAACGAGAAAATCGACGATAAAGATACAGAGATACACGAACTACGCACACGAGTCGAACAGCTCGAAAGGATATTATTCGCGAAACGGCACGGGTGGGTATACACGCCGGAGATGTTATTTAAATGAGGGATGCCGAACTAAAGTTTACAGGCGCGGGATACTGTCGCGTCTGCGGCTGTAATCAACCAATAGACCTGGTAACGCTAAGGTGCGATATATGTCACACGAAACAAATACAAGACCCGCAAACATAGGCATAGAGATATGCAACCAGTGTTTACGCGAGATAAACACGAAGGGGTATTACAGTGGCAACCGCGACGGTAAACATTACTACGTACATGCCGCGTGCTTTAAGGATTGGATGAGTAGGGCTGATAAACAATGACTAAAGTAATACTATCTAAAGCGACTATATCACTAATAGATGACGCGCGTAAGCTACGGCCTGAGCTAGAAGGCGAGGCGATAGACCAGGTAATATATATGGTATTTACCGAGTGGATGGCTAAACAGGGCGAACAGTCAGTTAATGAGTGGATACGTGAATCGTTCTTTTAACGTGTTTAATCTGCCGATAGATACAATTATACCAGGTAACACGCTCTCCGTGTTGAACACGTTACCCAGCGAGTCAATAGACTGCGTTATAACGAGTCCGCCTTATTGGGGTTTGCGCTCATATTCAACTACTGGGCAGTTATGGGGCGGTGATAGCGAATGCGAGCACGAGTGGCTTACAGGTAAAGAAAAAGTAATACGCGGAACAGCAACAAGAATAGAAGATAGTCTTAATCAAGCAACGTATAAAGACATTCGCTTACCACCTACCGATAGCTGTCAACTATGCAACGCTTGGCGCGGTGAACTAGGCCTCGAACCAACCTTCCAACTCTACATAGAACACCTACAAACTATATTCGATGAAGTATATAGGGTGCTTAAAAAGACGGGGACGTGTTGGGTTAACTTGGGGGACTCGTATGCAGGTAGTGGTAAGGGGTACGGCGGCGCTGACCACGGTAAACTAGGCAAACACGCGAATGAATTTTTACCCGCACCGATTGATACAGAGATACCAACCAAATCACTATGCAACATACCCCACCGCTTCGCTATCTCGATGACCGACTCAGGATGGATACAACGCAACACAATTATTTGGCATAAGCCGTCTTGTATGCCTTCGTCGGCCAAAGATAGGTTTACCGTTGACTTCGAGTATGTTTTCCTTTTTACTAAGAATAAGAAGTATTATTTTGAGCAACAGTTCGAGGCGCAGGCTCCGCATACTTTAGTAGCATTTAAAAACGGTATTAGGCCGGATTATCCCAAACGGAAGAATAACCCCGAGAATATAAAAGAAGGTAAAACCGTACAAGGCGTCAATACTCCAAACGCAATATTACCAAACGGACGCAACAAACGCACCGTATGGCGCATAAACCCGCAACCGTTCAAGGACGCGCACTTCGCAGTATTCCCCGAAAAGTTAGTGGAGCCGATGATAAAGGCGGGGTGTCCGTCGTTAGTGTGCGATAGCTGTAATAAACCGTGGGACTCGGATTTAGATATTAGTTACACACATCGGGCTAGACATGGTAAACCAGAAATGGGTAGTTACGTAGGGAACCAACATAAGAAAATAACCGATAAAAAAGTAATGGCCAACGGGCGCGAAAACGATTACCGTATGGATAAACACACTAAAGTATTAAGCGTTACACCACGATGCGACTGCGACGCACCCACGCGCGCCGGTATAGTCTTAGACCCCTTCGTCGGTAGCGGCACGACGGCGTTAGTAGCTAGAAAATTACAAAGGCACTACATAGGAATAGACTTAAACGAAGAATATGTGACTATGGCAAATAAACGATTAAGTGAGGTATTGTAATGGGACGATGGGATGATAACGAGACGCTTAAAATGAATATGGCACAACGGGTAATACCACCAGACCCAACGGACGGGGGCGCCGATGAACCAAGTAGTATGAAGATAGCGATCACGTTTCTTATATGGAGCGTGGTTATGATAATGTTGGGTATTGGTATAGGGCGCTATTTGATACACTGAGGGTGTAAATGAGGGAGTATATGAGGGTGCAACTAAGAAACGGAGAATAAAAACAATATGAAAAATAAATTAACGAAACTAACGATAAAAGTAATACAACCACCTATCTCTATATTTGAGGTAGTAGGTAACAAAGAGATCGAGCGAACATACGCATACGAGTCTGCGTTTGCGAATGCCGAAGACTATTTCTTTATGGTTCCAGATGGGCGCTTTAAAGTTATGCAGGGTAAGCTGGTATGCTGTTATGATGTAATAGGCGGCGAGGTTAAGGAATTAAAACCGAAAGAAACTAAGACTAAAGATGTTAAAGAGGTTAAGGAAGTAGTTAAGGGTGTAACACTAAACGATGTAGTAGCCTCTGAGAAAAAAGATAAGCCTAAAGATAAAAAGGATAAGAATAGCGTCACCGGAATTATGCACGTGGGCGAGGGTTCTAAAAGATAACTGTGTTAGATACTATAATCTGCGGCGACTGCCTCGATGTAATGGCGAATATACAAGAGCACAGTATTGACTTAATTATTACAGACCCCCCGTATTATATTCCTGTTAACCATTACAATACGCGCAAATTTAATACACGTAATTTCGCAGACCTCGGAATATTAGAACACTTTTTTAAACATGTATTCCACGAATACGATAGAATCTTAAAACCAAACGCCCAGTTTTATATGTTCTGTAATGGGCAAAGTTATCCGTTATTTTTTTATCATGCGTTCGGGATTACTAAATCCGTCCGGCCGTTGATATGGGATAAACTAACATCTATAAATGGGTATGGTTGGAGGCACCAGCACGAACTAATAATGTGGGGGGAAATGCCGGAGTCGAAACCGGTACCTTCCGGCGACGGGGACATACTAAAGTGTAGGGCTGTTAAAGTTGCAGATCGAACCCACCCAGCAGAAAAGCCGCTAGAGATAATAACAAAACTAATATGTAAATCTAGTAAGGAAAACGACACTGTGTTAGACCCGTTCGGCGGTAGTGGCACGACCGCAGTCGCCTGCCGCAAATCTAATCGTCATTATATCTGCATAGAAAAGGAACAGGAATATATAGATAGTGCACGTAAACGATTAAGTGAGGTGTTATAAAATGAGCATATTATCGTTTATTAAGTGCATAATTAGGCGGTGGTATGAAGTCGATAGAGCCGGATTTGCGTATGAAGGTATCGGTTTAGAAAAAGAAGGTGAAAAATGACCCAAGAATGCGCTAAATTATACGAGCGATTTATGAAGGAATGCACCTTTTACTCGGACGAAGATATAGAGGATACTGCGAAGGAGTTTAGCAAGTGGTTAAAAAAGGGAAGGTGAATAATGACTGACTGTTCTACTTGTAAATGGGAGGGTGGCTGCTGCGCCCTTTTCCTACGCAACGGTGAGTGCCCCTTTTTTTCTGAAAAAGAAGGTGAAAAATGACTTATTATTATAAAGATTGTTGGATACTTGATGAAAACGGTCGATGGGTTGTCCTTCCCGTTCCCATTGGAATATTAACTTCTGCATCTACAAATGATAATTATGAAGAATAAAAAGTAACATATTTACTTTTAGAGCCTGTATATATAAGACGACTGTGACTTGGTGGGTATTTTATTCTTGAATAGAGACTTGGTATTATGAGAAAGTATGGCACAACAGATTACTACTAAAACTATTAGAAATAATAAACGCACTCTACGCTCCCGCATTAAAAGCGCGCTTGACGTATTGCGCGATCAGGCGTTATCGAATCAGGATAACTCCTATTATAACAACGTAACGATTATAGAAGGGCAGCCACTCCAAGTATCAAGGCGGTTTAAGGACTACGCCGCCGAAGGCTACGCGGGTAACGTGTGGGCGTATCGTTCCGCGCGTAAGATAGTGGATACCGCGAGCGACATAGAGTGGTTAGTTAAACGCAATGTATCCGGGCCGGAAGGGGGAGAACAGGAGGACGTAGAACATACGCCCCTGAACGATAGATGGACGCACCCTAACCCTTCGAGTCAGAATCAAACGCAGCACGATTTTATAGAGAATATATTACTCGACCTGCTTATTGGCGAAGGGCACGCGTTTATACATCGCGCAGCACCACTAAACGAACTTACTATTCTACGCCCTGACCTCGTTAAAATTATACCAGGGCCGCGTCGTAGTGTGCGGGGTTATGAATACACGGTGGATGAGGCTAAGAATATAATAGAGAAATATAAGGCTGAAGAGGTATTACATATCAACCTTATCGACCCGTCTAACGAGTTCGGGGGCGTCTCGCCTGCGCACGCGGCAGCACGCTCTATCGACCTTAATAATCACGCGCGCCTATGGAATGACGCGAAGATACAGAATACTACGGGATTGAGCCATGTATTCCTTACCGGCGACGTGCCGTTTACCGAAAATCAGATGGCGCAGGTTAAAGAGACGATAGATGACCAGTATCGAGGACCGAGTAACGCTGGTAAAATGGCGGTCGTCGAAGCTAACTCGATAGAGCCGTTAAGTAATACACCTAAAGATATGGATTGGATAGGCGTAATGGAGTTAAGCGCCATCGAGATAACCGTCGCGTTTGGCGTCCCTTATGTGCTACTACATCCCGAAGGCGCAACCTATGAGAATTTAGACCACGCTAAGCGCCAACTATTTACGGAAACGGTATTCCCATTACTCGATAAACTGAAGGATAGTTTCAATAAATGGTTATGTCCTTTATATGGTGCGGACTTAGAGCTAACGTTTGATAAAGAGAACGTAAGCGCGTTACAAGAGGACGTTGAGAGTAAGGCGGCGTGGGTTATGCAGTTAGCAACTAACCGGCTTATACTCGTTAACGAGGCGCGTGAGATGTTAGGATTAGAGACGCGCGAAGATTGCGATTTATGGTTGGAGCCATCGCAGTTATTGGCTACGGATGTAAACGCGCCATTACAGGGTGAGGTAGATGCAAGTGCAGTAGCGGCGCCGGCAGTACCACCTTTAGAACTAACGCCTCCGGAACCTACTCAGGTATTACATATGATAGGCGAGATCCGTAAGAAGATGACTAAACGATGACGTGTTTAATAGCACCGTATAGTTACTGGTTTAAACCGCAGGTGATACACGTAACGGATTCGATGTTGAAGGACTTATTACCTAAAGATGAATATGATGCGCTGTTTAAGGGTATTGCCTTAGATACCGCAGCATACCAGGACTTAGAGGCTAAGTTAGACCGGCTCAAGCGACATAGGATTAAATAATTTGTATAACCTTCACAATCCTAGACAGCGCGCACGTTACCTACGCGCCACTACCCGCCGCCGCGATAGTAACTTCGGGGCAGCGGAGCGTATTATACGCGCAGTATTCGCGCGCGAGCGTAAGGCGATGCTCGCTGCACTCCCTCGCGTTGGTAAAGTAGATAAAGCCGAATGGACTAAAGCGTTTAGAAGGGTATGGTTACTGAGTGGCGAGAACGCTTGGCGTTATAGCGAGGAAACGTGGGGCGGGGTGCAAGCTACTGCGCGTGGGCGACAGCATAAACCTACTAAAGCGATTCGCGTGTTTGGGTTACAATATAAGCAAATACCCGCTTGGATGAAATGGGTAGCTGAGTATTTAGGTAATAACGGCGCGGAAAAGATAACGAGTATAGACGAAGTAACTAGGTCGCGAGTTAAAGCGGTGTTGGAGGAAGGCATCGCCAACGAAGAATCTATACCCAATTTAGCAAAGCGGATATCGGATTTATACGACGGGTTCGAGGGTTCGCGTTCTACGATGATCGCTCGTAGCGAGACAATAGAAAGTTTTAACCGCGGGTCGCAGGCGCAGGCGAAAGAAGCGGGTAGCACGCTAGATAATATGTGGATTGCGACAATGGACGATAGGACGCGCGAAGAACACGCAGAGATGGATGGGGTAACGGTACCGCACGATGAAGAGTTCGACTGCGCTGACGGTACTACATGGCCTGGTGACGCAGTTAATTGTCGTTGCACGAATGGGTTTTCGATACCCGAAAAATGAGAAACAATTTCGAATCGTTATTAGTCCGGTCGCTAAAATACTATTTTGATACTTCTTATATTCGCGCCTTTGTAGAACGCCGCCCCCAAACGCGCTATAAAAAACAATTCGTAGATATCGTTATCGACTCACCCTCCGTTGGTTATTTGGCTATCGAGTGTAAATCGACGTCTACCAAATACTTATATTTCTCTACACAGTTTCATACCGAACAGGGCCTTAACCATACGCACCAGGTTGAGACCATATCTTGGTATCTGAGTAAGACGGGGCGTAATGGATATCTTGCGGTAGAGTTTAGGGCCCCTAAAGGTAACAAGTTTTACCTTATACCCTGGGCGGACGTCGCCACGCGCTTTAATTCCGGTTTTAAAGGGTATAAACTGGATGAGTTACGGAGTTATCCACGTGCTTTAAAAGATAAAAGGACTAAGCTTTATGACGTATCTGGTTTATTTCCGGCGTTCCAAAGCGATAACTCATAATTATCTATCTTTTCTATCTGCGGCAGAGTAACGCAGGTAATACACCAGGGGCATAGCACTATGTCGTTAACTCGTCGGTGCGTTATAATAGGTTTGTTACAAGCGGTGCAACGTGCGAACGTGCTTGATACTTAATCGCTATATTTTTATATGTTGCTATCGTGTATGTATTGGGGGTATAAAATGACTGATAATTATCGAGAATTATCTTACTATAGGGACGGGGGGGAATATCCAAACCCCAGCCTAATACAGCGAACTACGGTTTATGTAGTTAAGAATACTATTGAATACATCCATCTCTTAGACTACTGTAGTATGAATAAGCAAGTCCTAGAAAAACAACAGCCGCGTAATTAACCTATTTTTTTT